TTCTGCGTCGGAATCTGGTCTTGATTCAGACCCTCAGCAATCTGTCGAAAAGAAAGCCCCGAAGACCTCTCGGAAGAAATCCTAGCCTTAATCTCTTCTGGAGTTTTGTTTTTAGGACCCATATCTACGCCCCAAACAATGCCACGCTCACGCCTGTCTTTGTGAACATCTTTCTGCCTAGCAGCAATGATGCCTCGTTCCATCTCGGCTAGTGCTGACATAATTGTCACCACAAATCTGCCTTGATAGGACGAGGTATCTAAATTTAGGTCTAGCATTACCAATCGCCAATTATTAGTGTTGGCTCGGTCTATGATGCTCAAAAAGTCCTTCGTAGAACGGGCTAGGCGGTCGATACGGGTCACAAATAAAGCCTGAGCCTCTCCGCTATCCAGTCTTTTTAGGGCTTCTGATAGGGCTGGACGACCCGAAATTGACTTACCTGAGCGACCTTCTTCTCTAATCAACTCATATCTTGTGAATCCAGCCAACTCCGCTGCTTGTATTAGTTGGCGTTCTTGAACGTCTAGACTTACGCCATCGTTTACCTGAAGTTGAGTAGAAACTCTGGAATATAGTAAGGCTATTTCGTTCTGTGACATAAGGACTATCTGTTTAAATGAGTTGGTTCTGGAAATGGATTTAGCGAAGTTAATGGATAACGCCATCCAGTAATGTAAGGGTCAATAAAGTAATCGTTGTCAATCACAGTATCAGCCATCACCCAGCCGTAGATTTCTACTTCTGTGAAATACTCCATGTCTGTGACTTTACATCCAACTATTGCTTTACCCGAATCCTTACGCCATATTGGTACTCCGTCATTGGTTCTAACAGTTCTGACTTCCATGTTGCCACCGACGTCAGGTAGGTCTTTGCGGTAAGGGTGTAATTCATTTGGGTACCAAGGCAAGTTATATGGCTTATTGGTAGCCTTTGCTACTGCGTATTCGGCAACAATGGTGCGAACGTTAGCCAGAAGTTCTGGCTCTAGGCGTCCATCTTTCTTGCCTTCAGCGTAGTTTGGGCGGTCTGTGCTACCGAACTTCATAAGCCAGCGTTCTACGGCTAGCATGGTGCAAACTCGGATTTCATCTTTTGTCATTTGTACTTTAAACATAGGTACATCTTACCACTAAAAACAGAAAACCCGCCTAGCGAACTAGACGGGTTTCCCACGAAAGGAGACTGGGTACTATGAACAACCACAATCTGTCAATTTCTTGACTCTTAAAGAGTACCACACTTTTAGGTTATTTTCCAACATATTCGTGGGAAAAACTCCAACGGTCTGGATTTAACTCCCACCTAGTGGTTCTTCCGTTCTTGTTCTTATCGGTTCTTTTCATATGATTCTTGGACGTAGGCTTCCATAACGGAGAATTGTCACGATATTCTCCTAGTCTTGGGTGGCTAGTCTTTGCAAAAAAACGTTTTCCGTTTTCTATATAATGCTGTGCCACTACTTCAGCAATTGTATGTCCAAATCCAAAACCTTGATAGTCAGGTAGAACTACAAGCCGATGACCTCTGTAAGCATTTTTAACTGTTCCAGACGGATAACTCATAACAGAATAAAAACCTACTACTTGTCCTTCCCAGATTGCCAAGTAGCAGTGTGAGGCTTTGTTGAGCGATTCGGTGAGATAGTGGTGCGGAGCAAAGAGGCTCCAAACTTCGTTTGAGCATGGATATACTTCAAGTACCATTTCTGGTCGATGAAGGTACCTTCCCGAAGCCCATTCGCCTCTATCTGTATCTATTACCCAGTCTGGTTCTATAAATTCAAGAATGTCTCTATGGACTGTTGCTAAAACTATTCCCGTTATTCCGTTTTTTCTGACGTATCTAGACATTGCGGTAGAGGCAGCCTTAGCAACATTTCTATCTACTACAGAAGTAAACTCGTCTATTACTGCATTGTTTTTTAAAGACCTTGCCAAATTTGCACGGAACTGCTGTCCGTTTGATAAAACGTGAAATGGTTTTACCCATTCTGGAACCGACATTAATCCTGCTGCTGAAAGTCTTTCACTGGCATCCACTGCTGATTCAAATTGTGAAGCAATGGAACCGCCGTGCCAACTTATTTTTTCTGGGCTACCAAACTCTTTTAGCAAGGTGGATTTTCCAGTACCAGATGCTCCGACAATTACCCCGATACCGAAATCTTTAGGCAAATCTTCTGGAATAAGGTATGGATAAAATTCCTCATTTCCGTCGGACACGTAGTCAAAAGGTTTAATTAATTCTTCAGTAATTTCATCCATAAAAACATAAGAAGTCAGTGGCTTATCTGAACGTTTTAATGGTTGCCAAGTTGTCATACGAATAGCCTAACATTAGAAATGAGATAATTGTAATACCTATGGAACAACAAAATAAAGAACAAGACCCTTGGCAATGTTCGGTTTGTAAAGAGATTTTTGTAGTTCCTTCTCTTGCCCGTTCTTGCGAAATGAAGCACAGCGGGGTTGTTTTTGTTCGTCAGCCTTATGTCCCTAGACCAAATCAGAGACCTTTAAATCCTAAATAATTACCACTTACCAAGAGGGCATTTGGCTGCTTTTAATTTTGTTTTATATTCCATAAAGCAACCGCATTGTTTGCATTGATTTAGTCCCTTGATAAGTTCTGGGCACTCTTTGCATATAGCCATGCGACCAGCGGCGTGGCTTTCATCAATTTTTACTACTTTTGGATTTAGCAAATCTAATGGAGTAACTCCGTTTTTTTCTTTGTACTGCTCCCAGCGGGACTTTTTAGGTTCGTTACTATCCATGATTGTGGAAACGTTCCAATCCAGACATATCCTTATCTATAATAACAAATTCTCCGTCTATAAAAAGTGCATTTGGAGATGCAACATACATTCCATATGGATATTCTAGAAGATTCAATACTTGAGGATTGCTCAGCAAGATGCTTCCAAAATATTCAGAAGTTTGAAACTCTTCAAGTACTTGCCCGTCTTTTAAAAAACGAACTGTTATTCCATCGTGCTCTGGAAAATCTTCAGAAATGTCTACTATTTCGTCATAGCCAGTAAAAATAGCAGCGTGCTCAACGGATAGTGGTAAATCGTAAAGACACTGAGTATCTATAACCCAAACTAACGGAATTCCGTTTACCCCTTGGTGAATAAAAAATATTGAGTCATCTGTAAGCATAGTTTCCTCTTAACAATCCGAAGTCCAACCGACTCCCTCTGGAGAAGCAGGTGAACAACTGGCACCCTGACCAAACCAACTTGCTGCACAAACGCCAGTAGAAGTACAACAAGCAACTGATACTTGAAAACTTGTACAGTAATTTCCAGAAACTGGTGGGGCAGAGCCAGCCTTGTAACCAACCAAAAGCCCTTGAACGCAACCAACCATTATGTCAATCCGTTTCCACCAATAATCCAAGAAGTAGAAGTAATCTTCACTGCGGTAGCCATGCCGTAAGCAGCGAGTGTTCTTGAACCTGTAGTTCCAGTGTTAGCCAAATACATTGTGTCTGTAGTAATTGCAATTGTTAAAGAAACTGATGCTGGATTAATAAAGGTGATTGTTGAGCCAATTTCAAAAGCAACGTTTGAGTTTGCTGGAATTGTGTGAGTCAATCCAGTAACTGTTGTGTAGATATGTTTACCAGCGTGAGTTGCAAGAATTGCGGTGTTAGCAGACACGGAAATCTGTGGCATACCGATATAACCTGCTTGGCTGGCTGCTGTAGCAGCGGCAGCGTTTGCTGGAGTAATAGTTGGAGTTGTTCCGAATACCAAAGCACCCGAACCAGTTTCGTCAGAAATTACACCAGCCAACTGAGCGGAAGTTGTTGCTGCATAGTAAGTGTTGCTAAGAGTTGGCTGTACCCAGAAAGGTGCGTTGGTGCTTGAGTTAAACGCAAGAGTTGAGTTGTTAGTGGCTGTTCTTGCCAAGAAAGTAGTTGTGTTTGCTGCCGATTGATACGGTAGCGAACCAGCAGCACCAGCACCTAAGTTTGCCGAAATGCTAGTCGTTGCTGCGTTTAAGTTTGCAACTTGAGTAGTAGAAGAAACTACAAATGGAGCCGTACCTGTTGCTTGACGAGAAATTAATTGTCCAGAAACGTTTACGTTTATTCCAGTAGCAGCACCAATGTTTGGAGTTGTAAAAGTTGGTGTGTTGTTCATTACAACAGAACCAGTGCCTGTGTAAGTTCCAAAATCTGTAAGACCAACTTCCCACCCAGTTGCGGTATTTGATGTTGTGTCTATACAAGTAACCATTGCGGTTGTGTTTGCTGGAATTGTAATTACTGTTGCAGCATTTGCAAAAGTGTTTGCAGTAACGTTTCCCGTGCTGTTGTTGACAATATGAAAAGTCCAACCAGTTGCCAAGGTTGCTGTATTTGGTAAAACAACCGTTTGAGTAGTGCTTCCAGTAAATTGTTGATAATAAGAACTTGAGTTAGTTAGAGAAGTAAATCCAGCAGCAGTAACAGTAGATGTATACCCCATTAACGAAGTCATTGCTTGAGGTGGGGTAGCCCAGTATGGTGCGTTTGTACTTGTGTTGTAAAGCAAAGCCGACATATTTGTTGTCGGTGCGGTTAGTTCTGAAGTAGTGTTTACACCAGACTGATAAACAAGTTCACCCTTGTTTGCGGTTCCGCCAGTTAAATTATTTGCAATTCCAGAAACAGCAACATTTAAATTTGCTACTTGAGTTGTTGAAGTTACGGTAAATGGTGCTGTTCCTGTAGCCACATTTGAAGTAAATGTTGGTGCAGTAACTACTTGGGTGAAAGAACCGCCACTTAAGAATTGAAAGGCAGAGCCAGACTGCTTTGTGATAGCAGCGTCACCTAAAGTTATTTTTCCTTGCCCTGTTGTATTAGAGAAAAACTCTCCCGTTGCGGTAACGTTTCCAGAAACGTTTAGGCTTGTTCCAGTAGCAGCACCGATGTTTGGCGTGGTTAGTGACGGGCTTGTACTAAAAACAACATTCCCTGAACCTGTTTCATCTGAAATAAGACCAGCAAAAGTTGCTGATGTCATAGTTCCGTTTAGTAAAGAAACATCGGTTGAGTATTTTAGTGTGGACCAAGTGTTTGACCCGTTGCCAATTTTAAACTCTAGTGTGTCAGTTTCAAAACCGATTTCACCAGCAGCAAGAGTTGGATTTGTAGATGTCCAGTTTGCTGCGGTATCTCTGCGAACTTGGAGTTTAGTCTGGACTGCCATAGACTACCCCTGTTCTGATGGAAGAGCGTTTAATTCCCTTTGATATATCTGAATTACATTGCTTATTTCAGCAATTTTTTGGTCAGCCTCCACAATTAAATCTGGTTTGCCGTTCATTTGAGCACCTTGTTTATTTAATTGATGCTGATAACCTTCAGCAGCAAGTTGCTGAATACGTTGCCTTAGAACTATGCGACGTTCTTCTACGGGCAATAAGCCGATAAAGTCTATTGTCATTACTTATCCTTTAGTGGTTATTAGGCACTTCCACCATCAATTGTAACTGCAAATAGTGTACCAGCACCTGATAGAGACATCAGTGTTGTGGTACCAGCACTGTTGACTACTTCAATAAGGTTTGAAGTCTGAGTGCCGTTTGCCTTTATACCAAATGCTACAACATCTGAAGAAACGTTGACTCTCTGTGTAGTAGTCCAAACTGTGGCATAAGCCAAGTTAAGGCTAACGGTACCTGTCGAGGTGATAGGACCGCCAGTAAGACCAGCACCAGTAGCAACGTTAGTAACTCCTTGGGCTGCTGGAGTAACCCAAGCAGGTACACCAGAAGAAATGGTCAGTACTTGGCTGTTGTTTGCAGTCGAGTAAGCAAGTGTAGAAGTAGTGTTAGCACTTCCGTTATAGAAGATTACGTTTGCTGCACCAGTAATGTTGTTAGCCTGACCAGCGATAGTTGCTGAATCAGCGACACCAGCAGTGGCTGCGTTTAGGTTAGTAACACGAGTAGTAGATGCAACTGATAGAGGAGCAGTTCCAGTTGAAACTGTAGAAATTAACTGACCAGTTACGTTAGCAGAAGAACCGATAAATACGTTTGCAGTAACGCTTGCGTTTGCATCACGAACAGCCACCGTGTTTGCAGTCGCTGCTGTTGCAGTATCATAGCCATCGACGGTATCTGCGTTAAGGTTTGTTACCTTAGTTGTAGAAGCCACCGACAACGGAGCGGTTCCTGTTGAAACTGTAGAAATAAGTTGTCCAGTAACGTTTGCAGATGAACCGATTAGCACGTTTGCAGTCAATGAACCGTTAGTGTCACGAACAGCAACAGTGTTTGCGGTGGCAGCGGTTGCTGTGTTATAACCATCTAGAAGGTCAGCGTTAAGGTTTGTAACTACTGTGGTAGAAGATACAGCAAATGGTGATGTTCCAGTTGATTGAGTTGAAATCAACTGACCAGTAACGTTTAGAGATGTACCAGTCGCTGTTCCGATGTTTGGTGTGGTAGTCCAAGCAGGTGCGTTAGTAGAAGTATTGTAAGCAAGAACCTGATTGTTGGTTGCAGTAACTGCAAGTTTAGAAGTTGCGTTTACTCCAGACTGATAAAGAATCTGACCTTGGTTTAGAGTTCCACCAGTTAGGTTGGCGGCTAGAGTTGCAGTTCCTGTAAGAGATGCGGTAATTGTGTTAGCAGCAAAGTTTCCAGATGAATCACGAGCAACAATTGTTGAAGCACCGTTAGCAGAAGCAACGCTATAGCCAAGAACTTGAGTAGCACTAAGAACTGTGGTTCCAGCAATTTCATAAACTTTTCCAGTAACAAGGTTTAAATCTTCTGAAGATGTCCAAGCACCTGTAGAAGACACCCATGTCCAAGTTTTGTTGTTATTTGTGGTATCGCTTAGAACTGTAAGACCAGCACCGTCTGCGGTGGTATTAGTCGCTCCACCAATGGTCAATGTTATTGAGCCAGTAGCACCAAAAGTACCAGTTACAGTAAATTCGGTTGGGCTAACAATCGAAGCAATTGTTCCACCAGCGTATGCCACACCAGCGGTTCTAGTTACTGACTGACCAACTATAAAGTTATAGGCAGTTGCTGTAAGAACTGTAGATGTTCCGTTTTCAACGCTTCCAACAATTCCAGCAACTCCAGCAACCGAACCAAGTTCTAGGTTCTTGTCGTCTACCTGAAGAGTAGAAGAGTTAATCGAAGTAGTTGTACCGTTTACGGTTAGGTTTCCACCAACGGTCAAATTTCCAGAAGTAGTAAGTGCGGTAATGCTCGCTGTTCCGCTTAGTAGGGAAGCATCGCTTTGATAGATAAGTTGCGACCAAGTGTTGGTGCCAGTACCAATCTTGAATTTGTTATTGGTAGTGTCATAACCAATCTCACCAGCGGCTAGCGTTGGGTTGGTTGAAGTCCAGTTGGCAGCCGTATCTCTACGAAGTTGAATCTTAGTTTGAACAGCCATATTAGTTTTTCCTTATGCTATAGAGAAAGGAGTTTTTCGTATAAATTTTATCACGCATTTCCTCCTTCTATTATTGAAATGCCTAGCGTTGACGTGTTTGAACCGCTAGTTTGTGGGATTTTATCCACGATTGTTACTTCATCTCCAGATGCACCAGCCTGAATAGCCAGTCGAATAGTGCCAGCCGTGCTTCCGTCTCTGATGTATATCTTCATATTTCCCGCTCCTGCGGCGGAGGGGGCAGAAGAAACTGATGTAAATTTGGCAATTCCGCCAGAGTTCTCTTCTTGCAGAATTACATAACTGTTTGTAGTTCCAACGCTATTGGCTAATAAATTGCCATTCGAGTCAATCTTGGTGATTACGTTATTGGCTACGTCTTTAACTTTAAGTAAGTCTCCAGTCTGGGAAGTTATAGCCTGAATTACTACTGGTGTTGCACTTGCATTAGAAACTGTAAGAGTCTGAGTTCCAGTAAAAGTTTGTGACGCTGTAAGAAAAGCAACTACGTTAGCATCTACAGCCAAAGTTCCAGTGGTAGTAATAGTTCCACCAGTAAGACCAGTTCCACCAACGACGCTAGACACGGTGTTTGACCAAGTGGTTGCGAAGTCTGCATTGCTTGATTTAGTTAAAACTTGTCCAGTTGTTCCACCAGATGCAACTCCAACTGGAGACACCACTGCATCCCAAGTAGTGCCAGTCCAAATCCAAGTTCTAGTATTTACTGAAAAAGTTTGACCAACTGAAGGTGAGTTGGGAAAATCTGCGGCTGTCATTATGACACCTGCTGTGCGGTAAAGATTAATGCTGCGGTTGATGGTCTAGTTGGGTTAGTCTGAACTGGATAGGATTCTAGGCTTACTGTGGTGTTTGTCGCTGACCACATGAATTCTAGATATTGACCAGCAGTAAATTGCAAGAAGTAATTCCATCCAACAATCATGTGTGATTTATCATTAGGGGCGACGTTGCTTTTTCTTGCTGGGATTGAGACAAAACCAGTTGAGCCAGCAACATTCGTACCATTTACTCTTAGCCAAACATAGATGTCTTCTAAAGAGTTTGATGTGTTTTGGAATTGACCAGACCACTGAATGTTGTAAAGACCTGCGGTTGGAAAATAAATTCTGCTTGTATTAGCAAAGTAGATATCACCAGAAAAATCGGTTGTGTCCCATGGCATGGCAAAAGCATCTGTTGTGCTTGTTATTTCTTGTCTACCTAAATATTGAAAAGCACCGTATTTTCCAGCAAGTGTTCCAGTAGGTCCTTGTGCCCCTGTTGCCCCTGTTGCTCCAGTAGGACCTGCATAACTGGTGGAGGTCTCAATCCAATAGCCGTCATAGTAAAAGTAAAGTTGTGCGGTGGATGAACGGAACCACAAATCACCTGCCACTAAATTTGCGGTTGGTGCGTTTTCTGAAATTGTGTATTTGCCAGACTCGCCTTGCGGTCCTTGCGGTCCTGTAGGTCCTGTAGGACCAGTAGCACCTTGAGGTCCTGATGCGGAAACATTAACGTAATTCTTAACCTCTTGAATATCAATGTGATTGTTATCTCTGGGGTTTACTTTTACGGTATTTTTTTCTTCAACAACTTTAATGATGTCACTCATGCTTATCGAGTCACCTCTGCCTTGACCACAAAGTTACCCTCGACAATGCGACTTACTTCTCCACCGCCAGACACCATCTCAAGGTCGTAGACATACAAGCCTGGAGTTAAATTAGCAGTTGTGTTTGCTGATACCAGTAGGTCAATAGTTCCAGCAGTACCACCTAAAGTTATTCTGTTGTTTGCTGTGGTAAGTTCGAGAACTACTGTGTTTGCGTCTGCTGTTTCCCTTACTTGCATTCTGGCAGTGTAGCCAGTTACGTTGATTGGGTCTTTATTTGGCTCAAGCCAAGTCAGGGTACGCTTAAGAGTGGCACCCTGCTGGCAGGTGATGTTGTAAGTTCCAGCGATTCCACAGGTCATAAGTGCCTCATTCGGGAGAGGAT